AAGGGAATCTGTACTTTTGTATGATAGAAAATTGAATTTGCTTCTTGTCCAATTTCTTCCGTTTGTGGTTCATCAAAAATCACACCTTCCAAATCTGCTCTCCGAAAAAGAATCTCGATATCGGCGGCCAACTCCATCGCCCGACGGTTTCCAGTATCTTTTTCTGTGAAAATATCTACAACTAAAACGCCAGTTCGTTCTCCTACTCCCATTTCACCAAGTTCCTTGAGTGACGAAGCTCCCATTAGTATCGTAGGACGAATGAATTCACTATACTCTGAAGGATCAAATATCTTATTCGGCCAAGCAATTTCAACTTCCGTGAAATTAGCATCAAGCTCGGTGATGATTTGATCTCGTATTTCAAGAGGAGTCATGTTATCTCCCTCAGAAATTGACGATAATTATCTTCTAATACCGTAGTAAACTCATGCAACGAAACTGCGACCATTCCCATAGGTGCCTGCTTCGACCATCCGTTTTCTAATACTTCAATATACGCGACATTATTGTAGATATAAATCACAGGCTCCCCTTGATACCCAAACGCCCTGGCCTTTTGTGCTACTGCACTATCCGCTCCTGATTTCCCACCAGGATTTTCAGGTGGAAGTTCTTCTCCTTTCGCTGTATTGATGAACCAACCAGCTCGAGCCCTGCCAGTATCTACTGGGGTTCTTTGGGCGATGCGAGAATAAAGATCCAAGGCGGTCTTTCGTATCACCTGCCCCATCATTCCTTCTTTAATGAATGCCCCCATATCAAACAAAGCTCGAGAAAATTCTTCAGCGTTTTGTTTTACATTCTCCATTCCTGCTTTAGAGAGAGAACTTCTCGTAAATTGATTTGCATAACTTTCTGCATTTTCTGGATGTCGTAAAGCCACGCTGTTCCTTTTCTCTCATCCTTTTAATCGGGCAAAATTCCCGATGCAGTAAACAACCTCCCCATATGTTATGTCTACATTCCCGAACAAAACATTCTGGAATGACCTCAATTCCATCTACCTTTCTTGCCACCCTGAGGCCTTTGCTGCTCTACCCTGCCTCTCGGCTGATTTTCTCGCCCTCTCCCTACTGGCTTTATTACCAGGAGTATAGGTATAGCATTTGCCACTCTTCCCCCACCTGAATCCTGGCTTCCCATTCTTCTGACATGCTTGAACAGGCACATCTATCTCCTCACTTGCGCCTTGTAAATAATCACAGTTCCATCCGGGGCAATTTCTCGAACATTAACTGCTGTCCATTCAATTGCGTTCTCTAGAATTCTATCTCCTTGTTTCAATCGATTAGTCAAACCACTTGCGGGAATTAACATCACTTTATCCCCACGTTGAATCAACTCTCCATCGATAAAATCTTCCTTGTAGTTGGTCAAAACGGCATATCCATTTTCTTCAATCCAAGTTGCTCCTGTGGCTGTATCAGTGATCGGATCGTAGACTCGATCCTCATTCTTGAATGCAATAGTAACTGCAGTACCATACTCCTTAATCAAACTCAACGCAGTTGCTATCTCACTTGAATAATCAGCCACATCAACTCCTTATCACTTCTATACTTGTAGCAGATCGAATGTACCCTTTCAACAATCCTGCAATAATCGGGCGGGATGTCTCCCCACTCGCACCCTCAAAATACTCAACCTCAATTACATCGATCTTCTTTTTCTTAACTCTTCCTTCCCGCTCCAACTCTGCTTGCATAGTGCCTGCAGAAACAGATTCTCGATAAGCCGCTTCAGATAGTGCTTTCACAACATTCGTGGGGACAACTTCAGAACTGACGATGTAGCCGTTTCGATCTAATACGTTATATCGAGGCCATTCGAGAGGATTGTTGTTAGATTTTTTGACGCCCTTCCAATTCTGGGCTTCAATATATGACATTGCACGTAATATCGCACTCTCTTGATCATCTGTACTAGCCGATGCCCAAGTAGAATATCCCATATCCGTACAATAAGAGGATACTGTTTCGACATTAGCATAGGTGTTGGCATTCTCAACTCCAGCACCCGTTTCAACGATCAAGGACATATCCTTCCTCCTTGGGCCTAAGCGATTGGACGTCCTTGATTATTTTTTACTGGAAGTTCTGGTTCTCCTTACACTCGTACTCCCAGCTTTTTTCGTCCTCTCAGGCTTTACAACCTTTTCAGGCCCTTCTTCGGGGGATTCAGCTACCATGTTTGAAAACGTTCCAGCCATTTTTCGCATTTCAAGCATCTCAACGTTTCGTTTCTCTTCTTCTCTACGCTTCAATGCCCGTCTTTTTCTGTTGAATCCCGTTATGCTCATGTTTTCCCTTTCCCTGCATAACTTTTTAATGCCCTGCTAACGCGGCCGACCCGTCGAGGGCCGAACCGCGGTTAGCAGGGGAGTGGGAGTCCGACAAAACCTTAACCGTTGGTGATCAGCTTCACGATCCGAATGTTTTTCTTCTCGTAAACCCGGTCCCAATTACAGGCCATGTTGCATTCTGCGTTGGTTGGCGAGATACTATTCGCCACCGAAGCATCCGCAAATTTGATCCCCCGCGGATGCAGCAGAAAATGCCGTCTGTGGATCAAGATGTTCACGCCGGCCAGGGAATCCCGATCTGTCTCAACAGGAACCGGAGCCTCACCATCTCCTCTTCCGACTGCTCCCGGACCAAAGAGATAAGTAGTATATTCGGTATTCGTTGAGCCAGTATCTGTGGGAAGATCATCATCTACGATAATCGTTTTCCCGAGATAGGTCCCAAAACCGATATTCGCCGTTGCCGCAGGCTCGTAGTCAATGACATTGAGTTTCTGCAGCCGGGAATAAGGAGTGGAATGCATTGCAATCGCCGTAAGTTTGTTCGCGGCGTCGCCAAGTTTGGTCATGGCATCGATGATCGCATCCGCCCCGATCTTGTTCGAATCCCCCGGAGTACCCGCCGAAGCGATGTCACTGATTAAATCACTGGAATCGTTGTCGGCGTTGTCTGCGAATACTCCAGTAAGGATCGCGATCAAGAGCTTCTGCTCCCGCCACGCCCAGTAGTTAGCCACCATATCTGCGATGGCACCAAGAGGATCGCTCCCTGCCAATGCTTTGGCTAGGTCCTCATCCCCCCAAGCACGTCCACGAGTGAAGAGGACTGCTTGATCTTTGCTTGTCGTGATCTTTCCAAGGGTCAGATCACTGTCGGTCGCCCCAGTACCCGTGCCCAGAACTTCGTCATCCCCGGTCAAATCCTGGTAGAACGGCATCTGGATCAACCGTCCGCCTCGCTTTGCAAGCTCGTCCAGAGACGCATCGGGAACGACAATTCCGGACCGGACCAGTGCTGACTTGTTGACCGTCTCCTCATTCACATACGGAATGAAGACTTCCGGCACGATAATATCAGATACTCTTACGGGTCCAGCCATTTTTCGTTCTCCTTCCTACTTCTTTTGTGGTATTAAACTTCTTTCAATGGACGGCCGGCTTCGGAGGCCAAACGTTTGGCAAGTGCAAGATTTTCTCTTACAAGCTTTCCTTGTTCAGTCAAATTCCAAGTATCTTTCTTCCAAGGATTCTTTGCAGGGGATCCTGTTCTTGCCGGGGTTCCTTCTGCTCCTGATCCACTCGCGCCAACACCAACCAACAGCGATTCACGATCAGGATCCTTATCAACCAAAATTGATAAGGCCTCTTCAAAATCAGCCAACTCGCCAGCACGTTCCATGCTGTAAATCTTTTGACCATCAGGATAATACCCCACCACAGCCCTTGAGCCGTTATCTTCCGATTCCACTTTGAAGTAATCACTGAAATACTTACGAGCCATCTTTGGGGTCATGCTCAACTTCTCTTTAACGAATGGGGAGGTATTGAACCTATCAGCCACCATCAGGTTGAAAATTGTTGCGTTAGCTGATTGCAGACGCTCCTCCATCTCTAGCATCTTCTTCTCATTTCGCTTCTCGATCTCTTCCATTTGCTTCTTAGCTGCTTCCTGCGCCTGTTTCTTGATTTGATCGATTTCCCCAGCATCCACCAACTTCTTCTGATCCAGGTTCTCGACTGTTCCTATCGCCGTGGATGCTTTTTCGATCCAGCTATCAAATTCTTCTTCTTCATCAAGTTCAACACCAAGATCACGCAGTTTCTGAAGCTTCGCTTCCGCAGCTTCCTTTGCTTCCCGATGCCCCTTAGCTTCCAGCTTCAGGGCGGGCACTTGAGAATAAAGATGCAAAGCATCGAGGCCTTGCTCCTTCCCGGAATCATCAACAATAATTGGCAAGCCTTTATCATTGATGGCTACTGCACTTCCGTCTTCCGTCAGCTTGTATTTCCAACCCATATCAAACCTTTCCTTTCTCGGCCTTTCCTGGCCAACTACCTGAATTGTACTTCTGGTCTCTTGACCCAATCACCTGAGCGCCTACCGCACTAACTACCAACCAATAAAAAAGGGAACCGGTAATTGAATTACTGGTCCCCAAGGTCGATCCTTTATCAGGATCCTTGAAGTCACATATTATGATATAAGCGAAAATTCAAAAAGTCAAGGGAATTTTTCAATCTTTTTTGGGTTCTTTTGGAATTTCAGGATGAATTGTTTCTTCGATGATCAATTTGACTGCCCTCCCGGTTTCCCTTTTCACAAGTTTTTCCTTTATTATCGTCAAGTTAGAGATCCCCCCATTACGAAAATTCGGGATAAAACAAATTTTTCCAGAAAATTTTTCTAACCGGCATTCCATGATACTTTCTAACATACAATCAACTAGATATTGCATCTTTTCCTCTTTCATGAGATTATTTCACCATCATTTCAGAATCAAGTTTATCTACTTCATCCTGTTTGCCTTCATTTGCTAATCGCGAGCTTCGAATCCAATCTTCTGTAGCCCGAGTGAAATTCAAATCTAATTGAATTACCAATCCTTCAGCATCATCCTGAACAACTCTAGCTAATCGATCCTCGATGTTGCCTATAATTGGAAAATCAGCCATTGCTTTTCTCCTCAACGGAAATCATCCCCCAATTTCCGTAGAATATCAGTTATATGAATTCTTCGTTTCCCCCCAACAAGAATATATTCAAACTCCTCCATATAGTTATGGGATAATCCCGATAACAAATCCCTATGGAGAAAGATCTGTGTGTTGTTATCAACTGCTATTCGTATTGTAATCCCCCCTAAACGTGTCCCCCAGCGATTTCCTACTTCGATATCTGTGGAATAACCTGCTAGACTTGAATCTTCCAAAGTGAAAAAAGTCCGCCTACTAGGCTTCCCAGCTAGTATCTTCTCTATCGCATTTTTCAATTGAAGTCCCGTCTTCCCATCAGTGCCTCGATAAAGAATAAGAGGTTCTTTAGCATAATCAACTCCTATTTTTCGCATATACACTTGGTTAAGTGCTCGTATACGAATATATTGTTGCCGTAATTGATCCATCGTATAATACTCAGAACCAGGAAGAGCATATATATTCTGAATCATCTTTATCGCCTTTGGAATATCATCAATTTTAGTAACGATCGCTTCAGCAGGAAAGGAAGAACCGAAGAAAGTCCGCCCCGCACCTTTCTCCATATCCCAATGCAGTAATTTCATCACCATTGGTTTTGCAGTTTGTGTATCACCTTGCCAACTAATCAAAGCACGCTGCAAATAAGGCGCATCATCCATCATTTTCGCTTCGATCTTACTATAAACTCTTTGTGTCTTCGCAATCTTCGCAAATTGTGTTTTCATAACCGTGGTTCGTGTTGATCTCGTATTCAGCTTCGCCGCCTCTCCCCAAGATTCAATCTCAGCTTCTTTCAATTCTTTCTCTAGCTCATTGAATAGAGTAGTATATTCTCTCACCGCGTCATCATACAACGCCTGATGTGTTGCATTACTAAACTGCACTTCTTTTGCCTCAACTGCAGAAGGGGCAGCAGGAGTTGGGACTCCTGGAGGTAATTTCTTCAGAGAAGAAGTCAATTCCGATAAAGTATACAAGTGTCCTGTTTTCTTATTCACAAGATCTTTGAATTGTAATTGACCAGAATCGATCATAGAAAATCTTCCCGGCCCCACGATCTTCTTTTGCAGATTTGGACCTAACCCTTTGTAAAAATCTGAATAATCTCCTTTCAAAAATCC